CGTTGCTTCATTGTAAATTGAACATTCATCAACCAAAAACTTGCCAGAATCTTTTGCTACTGCCAGTGCTGTCATTGTTTTTCCTTTACAATCTATTCCATCACCGAAAAGTATCGTATTTCCTTTCTTAGTAACCGCCGTAGAGCCGTGCAAAACCGCTAATAGACTAGAATCAAAAGCAAGCATCCGATTTATAAGCAATAAAAGCCTTATCTTCTCAACAACAGAAAGATTAAGTTCAAAAATAAACTTGCTTTCTCTAATGATAGCCGATTGTATATTGTTGTCTATTTTTCTCATCTCAACACCACCATTCCCTCTATTAACAAATAAACAATGAATCCCAATGCTAATGCCCAAGTAATGCTCATCACGGCTAGAAGGGTCAAGACTCTCCCCCAGGTTTTTTGTAGTTCTAGTTTGTTAGTCATTTTGTTTTATCATAATCTTAACATCGTCAGAAAAACTTGCAGGGATCTCAACCGTCCAGCTTAGAGTACTCTTGCCACTGTCTGGACAGTCGGCTCTCCACGCCTTCCTGATTATTGGTTTACCCAGGGAATTTATTACCAATACTTTCTTTGTTTTACTCATTTTCTTTTAATAAATCCTCAATTATCTGTTCCTTAGTTTCATAGACAATATCACTCACCATTTTTTCCTTATCCTCCTTGCCGAAGAATATCGGTCTACTTGCCGTGATGATTTTTATTGCTTCCTTCCGTTGCTGTTGGAGAAGGGATTGGATAAAATTAACAAACTCATCCATATCTTTTTTAAATTGATGTCTATGGTTAGGGTCAACAACGTGCCAATAGTCATCCAAAAATGGCTCTAACATTCTTCTAAAAGTTAATTCCCAGTTTTTCTTTCCTTTAGTCATTTTGTCCACAAATTAACACTCCAAGTAATTATTAAATGGATAAGGTCTTTCCGAAAACCACAAATCCCCCATATTAAAAATCCTACCCATAGATAACAAAATACAAAAAATGCCCAATCAAAACACAATGCCGTCAATAATACTGCCCATATTAAAATGCTAAATATTAACTTCCACCACTCAAAATGTATTTTTTTTGCTTTAGTCATTCCACTACCTCCCATCTCACCCGAATTACTCCCTTCGATTTAGGTGCTAATCTCTGAAAAACAGTCTTAGAGAAGTCAAAATCCCTTCCTGCTATAAACGGGCCCCTGTCGTTACAGACAGCCGTAACCACATTTCCCTGCCCGTCCCCGTCGGGGTCATATAAGAACTTAACCTTAGTGCCAAACTTCATCGATTTATGTGCAAAGGTTAAATCTTCACAATGATATATACTCCCTGACGCGGTGCGATTGCCTTCAAACCCCTCGCAATAATAAGAAGCGGTAGATGTATTGGTAAACCTCTTTCTCGGCTTTTCTGTCGGTGCCAAAGCAGGAGTTGGCTCAAAATCGGTCGAAAGTGGCGAAATGGGCTCTATGTATACCGAAGTGGAGAACCACCAGTAAATGACGCCAATAATGGCGGTAGTGACGATAATAGCTGCGATTAAAATAATCTTCTCGCTGATTTTCAGGGAGAGACGGTAGTGATGGTTGAAAGTTTGTAGTTTCATCTTAATAATTCAGGATTTTCCATAATGTTGCCGATAACCTCTGCGTGTTCTTTACACCACGACAACCGAACAAGATTTTCTTTTGGTAGTTCCTTAACCAAAAATTCTCCCGAAGCAAAATAAACAATTCCAATTGAATCTTCGGCGACAAACTTCACTACGTCTCCCTCCCAAATTTCCTTGCCATTCTTATCGAGGAGGCCAGTGTATTGCATCAAAATGCAGTCTTCAGTTTCTATTCCTTCTAGTTCTAAGAAAGCCCATCCCTTTTCAAAAGAAGAACAAAACTCAAGTTTGTTTTTTGAGTTATACATTACCTTATTCTTTTTATCCCAGACTCTGAATTTTGTCTTTTGTTGTTTCATTTTTGTTTTAATAATTCTTCCCTTTGAAAGAAGCCCAGCCTCTCATTGTCAACCTCTTGCCCGTGGTTGTTTCAAAGCAAGGCTTCCTCCGAAAGGAAGAATCCTTTCGGTCCCTAGAATCTATTGCTAATCTTCTAAATCCTATTATACATCACTTACTTTCTCTTGTCAAGTGTTTGCTCCATCTTCCTAACAATTTGTCCCACTCGAACGCCTGTTATTCCGAACATCTCGCCAATCTCCTTCCTCATATATTTCGGCCCACCAAACTCATTAACCGCTCGATAGGCTTCATAGATTTTCTTATTACGCTGGTTATACATATCTTCTCTTCTTATTGTCATTATCTATCACTCTCCTTTGGCAATGGGATGTCGTCGTTAAATGTATCCTCGTTGCTCTTATGAAACACGCGGTAGTTTTTGTAAGTCCGACCAGTCTTTTCGCTTTTGGCTCGACCGACAAACACGATAGTCACTTCCTCTCCGGCAACCAAATTCTTCAACCGAGTGTCGAGAACACTACTGCCCCAAACACCGTAACGCTTGTGGTCTTTTACCTCGAAAACATAAATATTGGAATTATTATGGCCAACATTTTCTTGCTTTTCAATGAAAATGCCCTCTAAAACAGGCTCTTTCTCAAAGTCCCAAGTGCCACTCGTTGTCTGAGAACCAGTTTCAGTAAAACCCCTTTTCTCTAAGTCTTTAACAATTTTGTCTAAATTTAAAGTCATTTCTTCACCCCCTCTATCTCCAATTGTGTGCTTTTTATCTGTTTCATCATCTCGACCGCTTCCTCGGCATTCAAGCCATTAAAGGCCGGATAAGCGGAATACTTCGGGTTTGCTTGCCAATCGGCCCGTGCTTTAAACGCCGGCAAGACTTCTTTTTCATTCCAGTCTTTCATTGCTTTCTGATAGTCATCAATAATACCGTCAACCTGTGCCTTATAATCCTTTGTGTCTAAAACGAAACATTTAATCCGGTAATCATCGGCCGCCACATAAGTCAGCAAAGCGTGATCAGCTTTCATCGCTAAAGCGTAAAAAGCCGCTTGAAGACAGTGGCTCTCGTCCGGCCCTTTCTTTTTAATCATCCATTTGAATTTGGCATTGGTAACTGACTTAATCTCGTTGGGGACAATACCGTTGTGAAAGTCGTAGTCGGTCGTGTCAACAACCGTATCGGCATAACCAATCGCATCGCGGTATTCTAAAAACATCTGCTTCTGAATTAACCCTGGGATTTGATCGGCCAACCATTCTTCAACGTGATAACCTCTGGCAAACTTCCGCAAGACATAGGGGCCTATTCCCTCTCTCTCGATCCCGATAGTATGAAGCACTTGCCACAAGGTCGGATAATAGAGAATGGAGGCAGACAAGCGACCGGAACTCTTGTGTAGCCGACTCCGCAAGCGGTCTTTCTTGACAAGACGGTCGGTGATGGCTCTATCTATGGTTTGATCGATTCTAGACATTTTGTTTCAAAAATCTTTCTAATGCTTTCCACTCCTGTTTCTTCATCGTGGCCACCGGCGTCATTGGCAACATCTCATCACCGGTCTTGAGCCAGATTGTCAGTCTTTCAGTTTGTTCGTCTAGTTGAAAGACCCAGTTCTTTAGTGCTTTTTGTTTACTCATTTGGATATTGGATATCTCTCGTGTATGTGGCGCCACAAGGGCAAACATATTCATCTTTGTCGGGCAATCTCCGGCCGCAATCACGGCAACGGTCGTAGTCCTCGTGTTTAGGTAGTTTTAGTTTTTTCATTTTTTTAATACCTCCTTAGTTGCTTGCCAGAGAGCATCACATAAATCTTTAGCATTCCCCTCATAGGCATCTCTCCAATCGCCTTCCTCACTCTCATCCAAAAACTCTATCATCTGACCGATAAATGGAGAATTGTTGAAAACATTTGCTGGTCCGAAACTAGCAACTTTATGACCATGTTCATGACACCAATCATTCCATCTACCCTTAGCCTTTCTGTCTAACTCGTGCCACTGTTTTTTTGTTATATGTTGTTTCATTTTAAAAGGGTTTATTGTATTTCGTTCTCTTGACTTCAACTTGTTTAACGGGGTCAATGATTGGCCAGCCTTTAACGCTGGTAACATTGTTTCTTTTGATTTGGCTCATTGCCGCTTCGAAGGTGGGGACTGGTGAACTTCCTATCGTTCTCATTTCTAATTATCATTATACACTACTTCTCTTATTTGTCAAGTATTTGCTCAAGTAAAGTCACTTGAAAACCTCCTTTGCTGATTCGTAGGCTGATGTTTCGCCTAATTGTTTCTTTAATGACACGACTCTCTTTTTAAGGTTTAGATATTGTAGGTAATGATAATCTTGTTTCAACGACTCAATATCAAGTTCTCTCGGCAGTGGAATTTGCTGTCTACCCTCTGCTAAAGCCCTTCTCGAAACTTCGGCTATTTTCTTTACCAAGCCAATATCGCCTTTTTTAAAAGCCTTCCTTTGCATTTGATACCGCTCGTAGGCATTGGTGGTCTTAACCATTTCATAATAATTATCCCACTCGTCCGCTTGTTTCTTTTTCCATTCCGCCGGTTTGGCAATAAACTCTAATATATCTTTTACAATGTTATGATAAGGCTTTTCTGTATATTCATCAAAAAGAGTTTCCCGTGTTTCTAGGGTATTGACCATTTTCTCTTTAATATCTAATTCTTCGCTCAATTCTCTTTTACTAATCATTTTTCTTTCACCTCCCTCGGTGGCCTCAAATATATTGGCATTTTACGCCGGATAACACTAATTGTTTGGATATGCTCTGCCCAGTCTTCTTTCAAAATTTTCTTAAAAAGTAGGTTGACGGCGCGGCAGAAGTATTTGTAAGTTGGCTTCTTTCCCCATGCCCTTATAAAACCATCTATCCGCTGAACCAAATTCCACGCCTCAAAACGAGGACGTTTGTCGGTAGGAGGATATCCCCACCTCTCTTGAAATTCTTTAATAATGAAATTAATCTTTTCATTACCGTAAGTTTTTTTACGTAATACCTTATTAGGTATTATATTATCCTTTCTTTCTTTATTATCTTTATTCTTATGGCTTTTTCTGTGCTTTTTCTGTGCTTCTTCTGTAAGTCTTTCTGTGCTTCTTTTTTTGATAAGTTCCTGAAAATATCCCAATTTAACGACCTTTATTATAGTTCTTCTGTTCTTTTTTGTGTGCTTCTTTATTGACCTTTTGCTTTCTAAGTGCTCCAAAAGTGCTCTAACCCAAGTTTCGGAACGATACCATTTTTTAGCAAGTGTTTTTATTGAAGTTAAGATTTCTCCATAACCGACCTTAATGAGTTCTCCTCTATCAATTATTTCCTCTGTTTCCTTCCCATACCTTGCCATGAAAAGCAAGTCAATCCATGCTTCAGCTTTTGAAAATTTTCTCTTCTCAGTCCAAAGTTCGTTGCTAAGAAACCTTCTAAATAAAGGAATATACCCTTCGTGGTTACTTTTGTTTTTCATTTTTAAGTTCAGTTTCAATTTCTTTTCCTAAAATAATGACCTTGTTTAATAGTCCATCATAAATAATAATTAGCTCTCGGGCCTCTTCGTCAGACAAGTCACCTCCCCTATAATTAGAATTAAGTTTAGAATAAGTATAAGAAAGTTGCGATAATCGCTGAAGTTTTTCCCGCTGTTCTAGAAGTTTTTTATTCAATTTCAATTTCATCTTCTTATATCCTACTAAATTTTCTTCTTTTTGTCAAGTATCTCTACTCTATCAGGGTGAACATATATTTCTCCGTCTATCGTTACCACCGGTGGTAAAAACCATTCCTCTCCGCCCACCAAGGCCGGCAAAGGGTGCGGTGGTCTAACAGCCGTTACTACTCCCTCAATCGTCCCGCCAGCAAGCACTCGGTGGCCTATTAAAGACTCAAGGTTTCTTTCTTTATTCATTTATATTATGTAGCTTTTTCTCTGCTTCGTAAAATTGTAATCCTTCTTCAACCGTATAAAAAGGAATAACATTATGCTGGTCGGGATAGAGAGCCAGCGTTATTCCGCCAATGGCAAAATTTCGACCGCCTTGACCGTGAGTGGGGAGAAACTCGTCGTCGGGTTTGTAACTACCACCGGATACAGCGATTAAGTCTTTTCCTCCCTTAGTGAATTTCTCAAAAGACTTCAAGTGGGTGTGGGCGGTAAAAGCAATGTCGGCTTCGGGATATTCGTGTTCCATATATCGTTTGGCCGCAAGGGTTAAATTAAGATGTGATTTTGACCAAAAATAATGCGTCATTGCCAGTTTATATTCTTGTTCCCCGTATTTCATTGTTAGCAATCCGCCGCAATTAAAGATAGGGGCTTTCAAGTCTCTTAACCAAGTGCCTTCAAAAGAATAACCACTTCGTTTAATAAAGTTCTCGTGGTTTCCCCAACTACTGGCTAAAAGTTTTCCGTTATCGTCAAGTTTTTTATAAAGCCGTTGAATAAGCAGGGCTTGTTGTTGGGGGTTAATGGGGTTCTCATAAGTTCCGGAAGCGGCATTGTTTGTAACCATAAAATTGTCGATTGAGTCACCATTGGATATCGCAAAGAAGTTCGGGGTTTCTAAAACCGTGTGGTAGTCTTGAAGAAACGCCTCATAATCGACCGCCTTTGAACCGAGGTGGCTATCACACCACAACCAAACCATTGCCGGTATTTCGGGGTGTTGCGTTTCAATGTTTACTGTTGCCGTTCGTTGACCGACTGACATTTCTTTGGAAAGACGGCGGGCTTCGGATAAGTGGTGGAGGATTTCTTCTTCGTCAACAATGGGGATTTTTTTCGCTTCGTATAAAATGTGTTCTTTCGGGGCAACAAACTTTGTTTCTCCTCGTCCGTTTATTATTAATTCCGGCATAATTTGACCTATAAGCTAATATATGCTATTATAGGATTACTCAAGACAAGAGGGGATATCCCGACTAGGAGTATCTGGCAACTACGGCTTGATGAACACCCTTTTGTCTTGACTTTTCCTCGCTAAATCTTCATCAATTTTATCATCGACCGCTTGAAACATTTCTTCTTCTATCCTAGCAGTGGTAGCGGTAACATTCTTCCCCTCACCTTCAAGTCTTTTGAGCTTTGATATCATTGCCAGTCGTGCTTCGACCGCTTCATATGGTGATAACCTTTCTTGACTCATAATATCTTTGAAATGATAACTCCAGCAATTATCGCCCCAACATTAACAATGGTTAAGACATCCATTCTCACTTTAAGAGAAGACATACTCTGTTGAAGGTGGGGAATATCATTAACTAAAAGTTTCTCAATCTTATGGTCAAGCGTTTCATAGTTTTTTTCTAACTGTCCGACGCGGTAAGTTAGAGTCCCTCCATTTTTAGTCATATCAAAAGCGTGTAAGTCCCCTTAATAAATTATCATCCTTAGTTTCTTTGCCAATCTCGTGAAGAATTTTGTCAGCTAGTCGTAAGATGAGTATCGCTACCGCCGCCCATTGGTAAGGCAAATCTCTTAGATAAGCAATCAGTATCGGCAGAGCAGATAAGACTAACAACCGCAGTGGTTCTTTCGCTCCTTTCCACAATAATTCCCAAATCTTTTTGTTTGTCATATATTTAATTATAATCACTTTCACATAAAATCTCAAGAGCGAGACGCCCGTTGAGAAGTAATTCTTGCCCTATTACTGCTCAGGGGCCCGTTGAGAAGTAATTCTTGCCCTATTACTGCTCAGGGGTTTTCGCCCGTTGAGTTTTGCTAAAGCGACCGATGAGGGCAGACAGAAGTTGTCCCACCGTCGCCTTGTCAATCGTTCCTTCGAGTTTCTCTTTATATAATCGTTGAAAATTCTTCCTTTCTTCGTCGATTTTGACAATCTCTTTCTCTAATTTTGCTACTTTTTTATTGGCACTCTCTAACTCTTTCTGCCATTTTGGTATGAAGTCGTGAATTTCCCCTATCATCGGGGCAATTTCTTCTAAAATAGTGTTGTTTTTTTCAGAATAATTTTCAATTTCTTGGCAAGGCTTTTCAATTTCAGGCGTTTGGGGTTCTTCTGGGGGAGTTTCGACTGCGCTGGGAGTGTGAGGATAGTCATCAACATTTATTTGCCCTTTCTTTTCCCTAAAGTCTTGAACAAACTTAATGAGGTTATCGCCAGGACAATTAGTGGCCGATATCTCTCGATGACCGAAGATGTCTTTGAAACTAGCAGGAAATTCAGGGTGTTGCGTTGAAAGACCTCTTAAAAACTCCGCTAGCGTCACCAGTTGGGCCTTAGAAGGCTTTTGATTGGTCAAGTGGCCATCTAGACATATCGCAATACTTTCGAGGTTTTTTTGGTAATTTCCACAATGCCACAAGGCTTCACCTAAATTACGGCAGAAGTAAAGATTACCGTCATAATCAATTTTGTAGTGGTACATAATTCCCGACCCATCTGCTTTCCCATCACCGTTCCAATCTTTATTGTAGTGAAACTTTGCCTCTGACTTGTAACGAACAAGAGGGTCGTAATTTGGGGTTACTTCTACGGCGTCGTGGTGTAAAATTATGAATTTGATATCACTAATCTTCCTATGTGGTGCAATATTTCTGTAAGCTAACTGCTTCCTAATATCTGTGATTTTCATTTCTTTTTATCTGGTTTTCCTCTTCCTCCTGCTGTCATATTTTTATGTTGTTAACCACGCCATTAAGACAAAGAAACAGGCGATAATTGCTCCGATAACCATTCCGTATTGGATGTCGTTTGATTGTTTCATTAGATGCTTAATAGGTGAATTGCCATCATTGTATAATAGGGTGATCCATATATATCCACTGTATTAACCCCAGCGTTATGGTAAGCCCTAAGACTAACTTTTTCTCCTGCCGACAAATTCATAATATCTGAACCTGATACCAATACATCATCGGCGATTGCGGCCTGATTCCTTGCGTAAAACTTTCCAGTTTCTCCTATAAATATCGAAACTTGATAATTTTTATTGACAACCACATTATCAAAACGCACCCCAAAGGTAATCAAATAATATCCGTCTATTGGAACTACAAATTCATGATTCCCCACATCAAAATCACTCCCCGTATCATAATCCTCTGCATCAAGAAGAATTTTGGTAAATACATCACTCACCAAATCTTCTTGAGCGGCAGATAAATAGGCTCTTGCTTTAACATTAATCTTTGGTGCTTTGTCAGTATATACTCCAACACCATCTTTTATCTGTAGGCCATCAATGGTTACTCCTGCCGCGGCTGTTTTCTCGGAAATAGTGTCGGTGGTATGAGCGCCTGCTTGATTATGCTCCGCCAGTATTCCGTCAATTAAATCTTCCCAGCCCTTGTTGGTAAATAAAATCTCTACCACTGCTCCGGCTGAGTGAGCTTGTGCCGTTCCCTCCACCCCTCTCGTGCAAGTAACTAAATTGCTGCCGGAAACAACCCCGATAACGCTTTCTTCTAGTGAAGGAGTTTTTGTTCCATTAGCATCAACGCGGTCAATCACGGCGACCACAGCCGTATCGGTCGGGAGGTTGGTAGAAGAAGCAAGAGGAATGGTTGTTGTTGAGTCATTGGCCACACCACCGGAGCCAATCGCCCCAGTCCACTTGCGAGCCAATTTTTTGAATTTGTCTGTGTTTGCAGCCGCCAATTTAATTCACCATCCTTTTGTTTAAAATATTTTTGAAACTATTTTTTGCCATAAAAAAAGGATGAGCCACTCAACTAGCGAGCTGCTCATCCAACCCGCCACTCTTGCGGGTAAAGATAACTATTTTTAGTATATATCGGCAATAACTTATTGTCAATATTAACTTGTCCAAGATGAGGGTATCCTCTTGCGTAAAAGTAACCCTCTTGCTTGAACATTAAGAATGCTAAAACTGGTATCAGCTGTCGTGCTATAAATCTTAAATTGTATTGCGTAAATCTGTTTATTCTTTTTAATGGCTGCTCTCGTGAGGGCTTGCTGGAAAGATGAAGGTGCGTTGACAAGATAAATCGTCCAAGTGCCATCTACTTTCTTGACACTGGCATTGGTCGAGGTAGCATAAAATTCACCAGGGGCGTCGGTTCCCACTCCGGTGGTAGAAGTGGCGCTAGTGATTGTCTTAGTGGCAATGGAGGTAAAGTTGTTGTCTTTGCCAATTCCCAATATCTGAAACTTGATAGAACCCTGCGGTCTTCCGAGGGTTACTACCGCCTCTCGGAGTTTCATTAAATAAGTTTTGTCTTTCGCTACCGGCAAAAGAGGAGAAATATAAGACTGGTTAAAGGCTGTTCCCAAGTCATTGATAGTGTTCTCGGATAGCTCGATTAGTTTGTTTCCGGAGAGAGGAATATAGAGAAAATGACTCTTGTTGTCGGTGTCGGTGTATTCTAAAAACTGCTTTGCCCCAAACGACCAGTCAATCATCCAAACCCCCCGCTCGGTGTCATAAACGAACGTCTTATCATTACCGCTTGAAGAAGAAGGCACGGAAATGAATATCTTAGCGTCATAAAAGTAAGAGGCAATGGTAGAGATTTTGTCTTCCCAAAGATTGCGCCAATCGGGACGGATATTAGATGACCGCTCTTTTGTTCTTAAAATCCCATAATAGTTCTTTTCCGGCCCTAACGAGAACCACCCCTTGCGATTCGGGAAAGCAATATCATTCTCGGTTGTTACCACTCCCAAGACTGATTCTGTTCCAAATGAGCCAACCACTTTCGAGGCCGAGGGGATAGAGAATGAAGTATCGCCTACTGTAGCCGTTGCTATCTGTATTTGCCAAACAGCGCCTTTTCCATCTGGCGTCTTACACAAGACAGTCGCTCTCCCTTCACCGCCACCACTTTGGTAGTGAACAACAGATACCGGCATTTCTCGACCGCCTTTTTCAAGGTTAATCCAACCACCACCGTAAAAGTCGGAGAAGTTGCCGATAAACTGCCCTGTGCCGGAGAAATAAACCTTATACTTATCGTTAGTATTGTTGGTTGCCCATATCCGGTTATTGGAGATACACATTGAAATAAACTTAGGCGCTCCAGTGGTGTTATCCTCGGGAGGCTCGACATAGGGGTTGAGGTCAAGAGAGCCGTCATCGATAAAGTTGGTTTCTGTTGTGGAAGTTAAAAGAGTTTCATATCCACTCTCATCAGAAAGATAAAGCTGATAGCGAGCGGCGGTAGCGACAGCGTCCCAATACCAGTCAATCTTATCTGTGCCGACTATCCATTCATCGCGGTCTTTATTAACGGTAATTGAGGCCTCGGTTGAGCCAACTGTTTCGCCAACAGAATTGAGGGCGGTTACTTCGGCATAATAAGTATAAGTGCCGGAAGATAGGCCGGAGGCGACACGAGATGCCCCTAAATTGGCCGGAGCGTTGATTTCGGTATAAGTGTCAAGGTCGGTGCCATCGTAGCGGGCAAGAGGGTCTGTGCCGTTAGCAATATAGAGATAGCCGGCTATTTGCATAAAGTAACATTGTTTGCCGGCCGTGAAGGTCGCGCCGGTAACCTCTGTCTTTGTCCCGCCGTCAGTTGACTTCCACGCTTTACCGTCAGCGATAACAATTAACTCTGTGCTTCCGTCAGATTTAACATATTCACTTGCTCCGTCCGGATTAGCGCCAAAGTCAGCTCCGTAGTAAGTTGACCCCCAGCGTGTTTTCCAAACAGCGTCTTGGCTCATCATCATATTATTGCTTTCAACGGAGAATTTAGCAGGCATTCGGGCTTCATCAATGAGGGAGTTGCTGCCACCGGAAAAGTCTTTGATGTCAATCAGTATTTCTTTGGGCTTCTTTTTGGGTTGTGAAAATCTCATAAGTCATATTTGTAATTAAAAGCCAAAACCATCTCCGGTTCGGTCGCGAAGAGAGGTATCTTGATAAAAAGACGGCATCATATTTTTTACCCTCATTGCTTCCAGCTTCTGTGTCGCAATCCCCATTGCGGTTGTGTCCCCCTCGTCTTTCTTTAATTCACCTAGTGTGTAAAAAACAGCGAACATCGGGTCAGCCATTTCAAAGGTGTCTGCGCCAGTCGTCATCTTAGTAGCGGTTTTATAATACTCGTAGGCGATTGTATATCCCGTTGTCAGCGTTAAATCGGGGTTGAAGTGGATTTTATATCCGTCAGAAGCATTGCCGGTAAAGTAACACCAGCGGTCGCTATTGTCGTCATAAAGGCTAACATCGCTAGAGGGGATAACCTCATAGTAGGAAGAAACGCCACTCGGTGAAACAAGCCTTACCTTGCCAACAACAAAGTTAAAGTCAGAGGGGCAATCGTAGTCCCAGGTAGAAGCGGTAATTGTCTTGTCGCCGTCAGAGGCATCAGCAAGGGTAGTGTAAAGTTCTCGCCATAAAACACCTTCTTCATTCTCCCAAAGACCAACAGCGATATTGATTAAAGCCGTCCACAGGGTGTAACTTTCATCACCACTTGAGGGCGCAGTGCTGTCTTGTTCGTAAAGACTGTTGATGTAAGAAATAGCGTCTGATAATGTTTTGATAATTGTTGCCATAAAAAAAGACGAGCCACCCAATTAACAGGTTACTCGTCTAACCTACCGCTCTTGTAGGTAAAGATAACTATAATTAGATTATATCACCTGTAGCGTCCCACGGTCAAACCTTTCGGTTTAGAGATTTTGATTGTCGGTGCTTTATAAGCAGGCATTGGTATCTTTCTTGCTTTTCGGGCGGTTGTTTTCATTGTCGGCGGTTTGGCTATCTTGAGAACCGGCATCTTCCGGTGTCTTATCTTGGTCATCTTTACCTTTGGAATGGATATTTTTCGATAAGATACTTTCTTAACAGCCTTGGCCTTTGTTGTTTTTCTCCCTTTGCCTGTGCTACCCGTGCTAGAGGTATAGTTCCATACATCAAGGTTAAAGTTATCTTTCAGATATTGAGCTACACCGCTTGCCCCTTTAGTGATAACTTTCTCGTCCCAGAGGCGGTTAATCATTTCCTGTCTCTCTTTGCCCTCTAGTCCCCTTAGGGTGTCGGCTACCCACTTAGCGCGAGTGTCTACCTTTTGACCACCACCAGAGCGGTAAGTATCTATCTTGTATTCAAAGACCTGTTCTGGTCTTTCTGTTTCAAACTTATTCAATAGTCTTTTGTATCTTTCAAGTTCGTTTTGTTTTTCTCGAATATCATATTCTCTTGAAATCTCATTAATCTTTTCTCTTGGCTCGTAGGGCATAGTAAGCAACCTACTCTCTAACGATTTAACCTTAGAAACAGCATCTTTATAAAGCTCTTTGCTTGCTTCTTCTTCCTTTGGTAATCCTATTGTTAGGGCTGGTTCTGTCGCACTTATTTTAATCCCCTTCTTTCGTGCTTCCTGTTTAGCCTTATCTAAGGCTACTTTTGCTTGTTTTTTCCTAAGATATTCAGGATAGAGAGTCGGGTCGCTAATTATTTCTTCCCTTTTATCTCCCGTTATCTTAGCCCAAACATCCTCTCCCAACCCTGGCTTGTTGATAAAACTAACCTTTGGTTTGCCAGTTGCCGTTACGTCTTTAATTGGCACTTGCTCGCCATAAGTTTGGACACCTATTCCAAATATCGCTGGCGTAGCCATACCAATGCCCACCAACCCTCTTTCTTTGTATAGGTCATACATATCTTGAACAACCATTGGCGTAAATCGATTAATTACCTCTGCCCCCCAGTTTGGCTTTTGTCCAAAGACATCTTGGTTCTTTAAGAGGGCTGTTGCAAAAGAGATGACAGGGGCTTCTTTGTATTCCAACGCCCGACCCATAATCCCCAGTCTTGTAATTGGCTTATATCCTTCTCCCAAAGTATATTCTTTTCCTGTTGTAGAACTGATGAGCTTCCCACTAATAAGTTGACCTGCTAATCTGACATACTGTTGAAAGCCACCCCAAATATCAAGGCGGGTGTTGCCTATCTTTATCTTGCCAAAATCAGCGCTTCTCGGGTCTGAACCAACTTTTGCTCCGCCCATCTTAGCTAAAGTAAGCACCGTTAGGCCTGTCCCTAAAAAGGTAAATAGGGATTTTAGGGCCTGTTTTCTCACAAAAGGTTCAAGTTTAGCATAGTAGGCAGGATTAAGAAGGTTAAGACGAGAAGCCATTAATCTTGGCGAAAAGAAGGTGCTATTTAATGCTACTGCCGCTCCTTCAAGTTTCCCAAGACCACCTCTACCAGTAGCGGCGTTGACAAAGTTGGCAATATCGTGAGTCAACTTAGGATTTCCTTTGACAAGGTTCTGGCTTTGGGCGGTTCTATATAAATCATCAAAAGTGTCAGCCCTTAGTTTATTCAAAAAGCCCACATAGGCTCGGTTTGAGGCTCTAGCTACTTTACCAAATAGGGGGATTCTCTCTGGCAGTTGTGACATAAAGGTTTCTTCTCGTGAGGTTAACATACCATCAAGTTCTGTTAAGGAAAGTTTGTTTCGCCGCATTGCCTTATAGGTTGGCCTACTTTTTATATCGTCCATCATACCCTGATAGGATTTTTCATTAAAGAAGCTCTTTACCATTGACTTAAATGCTGGCCCCCAAGTTTTGGGTCGGCCAATTAGAAATACTCCTTGTCTTAGCGGGGCGGACATATCGGCAGTAGCCATTATTGCCCGTGGAACGTTTAATGCTTCTACCCCTGCTTGGAATAGCTTTTTAGTTAGCGACCTTTTATCAAGGACTGCTTGGACAAACTCAGGAGGAAAAACTTCGTTTAATAGTTTTAATTCTCCTTTGGTAGGAACCGACCCGCCTTCTGCTCCCAACAGTTTAGACAACCCCGTTTTAGTGCTTACCTTTTCTAATGGCAAGAGGGTAGTGCTCTGTTCTACTTTGTTAAACAAGCTATCAATATCATCTTGGCTAATTTGTTTCCTAATACTTTCAAACTCTACTTTTGGTAGTTTGCCCTTTAGTTGACCAAGTTGAGCGAAGTAACCCTTCTCCCCCCCAACCATTTTACCTACTCCTGCCACTTTTGCTGTCCGCTTAGCTCTCTCAAGGGCGTATAAGGCTTCTTGTTTGGTTCTTACCCGTGGTGCTCCTTTTAGTGCGTTGATTACCTTTTGAACGGGGTCTCCTCCTTGAATAATCTTAATTCTCGGACTTTCAGGAACTTTGATTTTAGGCAGTTCTCCCTTTATTTTTATTGGCAATTCTGCTTTTCGGCTAACTCCTTCAACTGCTCCTCCCAACCTAGGAACTATCTTGATTTTCTTTGCTTCGTTCAATAGTATATCTTTTGCCTCGCCAACAATCCTCGCCGCTGTCGTCTTGTTTTTGCTGGCTACCTCCTGTATTGTTCTTGGCCATTCCTTTTTAGCTAATATCCGGAAGGCTTTGTTTATCTCCTTTGCTGTTGCTCCTTTCTTGACATTCAAAATTTTTCTTGCCATTTGAGGATTAACGCCGCGGACTGTTTTAACCCCACCTGTAAAGCCCATCATCTGTTGTTGTGATGCTATTTGGGCTATTCGTTTCTCTTCCCCTGTTAAATCTTCTCCTCTCTGTAACTTTGCCCTAACTTGAGTCGTCTCTGGCCGTTCGGTTAAAAAAGAAGTAAGTAGTTTGCCTGGTTGTTTCCATCCAATCTGTGGTTTCTTAGTCGTTAAAAATGTCCCTGGTTTGCCGTAGGGTATTCGTGGCTTCTCGATAGCGGCTCTAACTTTTTGCCCTATCGGTGTTTTGGTCAAGAAGTAAGAGGCAGGGGTTTCTGGCGGAAGCGATACTCCGGCTCTTAATTGTGCCTTCATATATGGTTGTTCTTTCTCCCATTGCTTGCTAAGCTTATATCGCCCAACCCTAAGCTTGCTAACAATCGGCTCTGCAATAGGATAAACATGCTTATTCATTAGAAGGGGATTAAATGTGCTTTGCAGACCTTGGAATACTCCTCTTTTTCTATAATCTTCTTCCAAGTCCTGACTCCAGTTAGAGAAATTAGGCCCAGCCAAAGATACTGCGGCACGATTTATTTTGGATTGAATAGCGGGCTTAGCCACCCTCTGGCTATATTCTTGTCTTAACTTTGGTTGTGTAGCCACTTGCCCCCACGCCCTGAGATTCTGTGTCGAGACATTGAGAATTTTTCTGATTTTTTCACCGAGGTCGAGTAAACTCATTGTGAGCCTCCTTTATTATGCCAACCACGATGGATTGTTAAATAAGGTTTTGCGTTCTTCATCTTGGTTATAACCATATCCTGGAACAGTTATGTTTCCCCTAGCGCTCATTTGGGGTTGACCAGCGATTGCTCTTGGGGCTTGAGGCAACTGCGGAGTATATCCTTGAACTGTTCCCATATTGGCTCTTACCTGCTGGATACCCTTAGCGTTGTTAAGCGCCCATTCTTCGAGCATTCCTCTGCGGTTGGCTTCTTCTTGTTTAATAGCATTCAAATTATTAATAGCCTCATTGAGCAAGTTTTGAGAAAGACTGGCTAGGTCTTGGCCCTTTTCTAATTCCCCTCGCCCTTGAGCTTCTCTTATTTGATTTTGTGCTTCGGCAAACCATTGAGCCACTCCCATTATCTTCTGGTCTCTTTCAGCGGCAAGACGATTAACTTCATCAGTATAAATATTCTGGAGCTTTGCTTCCCTATCGTCAATCTCTCTTTGAATATCAGCCGTCTGTCTCATTATATCTCCTCTTTGGCGAGTGCCCATTTTTGTCAAAGCATAAGAATATTGGTTGGCGGCTGAACTATCTCCCGCCCCTTGTGAACCGAGGTAAATGTTTCCAGCCATAAAGGCATTTCTAAGGTTGGCAGCAATATCACGAAGATTTTTTGCTTGACTCTCTGTCGTTCTCTCTCGTTGTTTACCAAGCATTCCCAGTCCTTCTTCTCTCTGTGAACCAAGACCTGCCACTCCTTGTTCATACTGACTTCTAGCAATGCCCTCTTGAGCTGTTCGTTGTGCTGGCAAACCCTCGTTAAGCATGGCGTTCAACTTGTCAAAGTAACCAGAATAACCAGATTCAATGTTACTTCTTACCTCGGCCTCGTATCGGCGTCTTTCTTCTTCCGCCGCTCGGCGTCTTTCTTCTTCTGCTTGTCGAGCAAGTTCTTCTGCTGATGGACCAGCCGGTTCACTTCCGACCGCCCCTTGTTGTCCGGTCATTCGCAGGTATTCGTTGTAGTCGCGAGTCTCTCGACCGTTGACCCTGCCATAATTTGCCGCTGTATCGAAGAAGGTATCGCCACCGGCTCCATCGCCACCAGTTGAAGCACCGAGAACATCCCCCGTTGTTACCGGAGCATACTCTTGATATCCGCTTGGTCCTGGTCCGGAATAGCCTTGACTAGTCATTCGGGTGTCTTGATACCCTGGTGCTGTTATTGGAGCATACTCTTGATATCCACTTGGTCCTGGTCCGGAATAGCCTTGATTAGTAATCCGCCACGGTTGATATCCTAGTGTATTGAATATTCCCATATTGTATAAATAAAAAAAGCTCCCACAACAAAGTCGTGAGAGCCAACGCGCTACTCTAATGGTAGCCGAAAAGCTTACTTAATATTAATTATAGTGAATCTTATTATTCTTGTCAAGAAAAACCTCTTTGAAGAAATTACCGTAGCGGTCAAGATTGTCTTTCATCTGCCACTTATCCTCAACCGTCTTGAAGGCTTGTTTGCCCATTTCTTTTCTCAACGCCTTGTCGTCAATGAGCTTCTTAATCGCTTCATACCAATCTCGCGACACACGCGCTAGAAAGCCGTTCTCGCCGTTATTAACCACTTCTTGATACTGACGGATATCTTGCCAAACTCCAGGTCTTTTAGCACTACTTGCTTCTAAGAATTTAATAGAGCTTTTACAGCGATTATAGACATTTTCGGTTAATGGCGCTACAAGAATATCTGTTTCTTTCATTACATCCGGAAATCTTCCCTTTATCCACTTATACACATCAGTATCCCCAAAAGAGTGTAAATATCTAGCTCCCCAACGCAGTTTATACTTCGGAATAAAGGCACCGACTGTCTTGAACACGACATTGGGATATTCCTTGAGGATTTTATCTATCCCCTTATTAAACTGCTCTGATTGAAGGCTAGTAAAGTGGCTACTACTGCCAAAGTGAACTAGTTGAATTTGTTGGTCATCTTTAAAGCGAGGGTGATATTTATAGAGGTCGAGGTCGATATAGTTGGGCATAACCCTGATTAGTTCGTGTTTCTTATTCGTGTTGTAGGCAATGGCGTTCTTTAAATAGGAATTGGTGCAGGTAATGTAATCAACCTCTTTAGCGATACTGGTAATCACTTTTATCCCCTCACTTCCTTTCTTATAAACCTGATAAGCGGTGTTGTCGGGCAAGATACCCCAGAGGTTGTCGTCAAAGTCCATTACCATCTTCCGCCCATACTTTCTCACCATACAACCCATTGCCGCAAATCCCCACGCTTGATTAAGATAATTAAGGTAAATAATGTCATACTCTTTGGCAATCTTGCGCCAGTCAGCCTTATTCTTATCGTAAATGTTCCAGACATCAACCTTGAACTTAACTTCACCATCTGTCCAGCCGTCAAGGTGTTCCATTGGTTGGATAATCCTACAAAAGTCAACGCCAGAGACTCTCGACTTAGAGGCGTGACTCGGCAACGCAAAGAGGCGAATCGTCTTCATTTCTTGGTTCTCCTTTTTTTTCTCTTCTTCGGCTTCCAACCAACCTTTCTCATTGCTCCGTAAATATACTTTCTCGCTCTGGCGCTGGTGGTTGAATGAAACTTCTTTCTTGCTTCCGCTTTTAGTTTTTTCTCCATTGCTTTAGGCATTATTTCCCACCCCCTTGCGTTATCTCAATAAACTTATTTAGCTTACGGTCAAACTCCATAATCATATCGATGTAGTGGTTCATAAACTTCTCAGCGTCTAACTCATTGTGTTCCTTTAGCCCCCAACTAATCCCGTTCATTCCGGGTTCATATTGGCTAAACTCTTTCTTGGTCATATTACCATATTTAGAGTGAGCGTATTTCTTCGGCGGGATAATCACCACGCGACAGCCGCACAGGCGGGCACACTCGAAGATAGCCGAAGCCGGATCGTAGGAATATAGCACCTCACACTCGTTAAGGTAGTCAGCTAGGGCTTGCTGGTCAACCGCCATCTCCTTATGAAGCTCCTCTACCCCCTCAAGCTCCGGCAAGTGAAGGTCAACCCCCTTGCTGACATACTTACACTTCTTGGTTCTCTTGCCAAAGTTAGTCTGGTGAAAGATGTTAATGTCAATCGCGGGAAGAAACATAATATGGTCGTCATCAACGCCCATGGTGTTATAAATCTTGGAGAAAACGAATATCTTGTCGGTCTTATCAAACTTAGTTGGTCCACCGCCGACAAACCCCGGCCAGCTTAGTATCCACCGCACTACCTCATTAGCTTGTAGTGGGTTACCGTGGGCAAGTTCGGGATAGACAGCAATGGCGTCTTGATTTTCGACAATGGCGTTAACGAGCACGTGTTGGCCTTTCTTTCTCAAGGCATCAATAAAAGCGTGTAGCACTCGAATGCCACCACTCCAGGGAACGAATTGTGGTGTCCAGACGCTATAAAGCTTGCTCATATATTTCCATAAATAGCGCTCTTTCCATAAGAGCTAACAAAATTCATATAATTAACCACATCATCATTAAATCCCATTTTCTCAAACTGGAGCTTGGGCATTGCTCCTGGCCCTTTAGCGTGGTGGTAAAGTAACACTTGCTCGCCACGAAGCATTACCTTGTTATCTTTAACCTCAAACTCTCTTTCTCTCCCTAACGACTTACACCCGTAATAGTCTTTTTTCTTATCGAATATCTTTTTGTTAAAGGCAGTGTTGTTATACCAAATCAAGTTAAGAATATCGTTCTCGGCGCAGACATACTTGTAGGCCTCTTGGTTCTCTCTCTCCCAAATATCCCAAAACTCCTTCTTTCTTGAAGCGACCAAGCCAGCATTGACAAACATCTTCTCGGTAACATTCTTAACCTTCCTATTCTCGTAGTCATTGTAGTTCCAAGCCGCTCCTACTTCGTAGTCTTGAGCTAAAACTGACTCCAACCGCCCCAAGATAACACTATCAGCGTCGATATTAACCACCAAGTCGTATTGGTCAGCTAAGAGCTTAGCAAAGGTGGGTTTAGCATTGAGCCAGTTAAGAAAGCCAAACTTCCTAAACATTACGTCAACTACGTCTTGCCGGAAAACAATCAAGTCGATGTCAGGGTGAAAACGCTTGAAAGAATTAATCATCTTCGGCGTGCCAATAGGCTGATAATAGTCGTCCGAGACAAAGGTAAATGCGCAAACTTTCTCTTTTTTCATATTCTTTTCCTCCCCATAAAGTGATGATGTGGACACTCAAAATACTCGAAGCCTATTTTGTCTAGGGCGGGTTTCAACGACCGTCTGTCTTTCTCTTTTCTAAAGTCGTGGTCTTCGCCGATAATGGTGCTAATCTTATCTTTCGGGAAGTCATCGGCTAATAAAATCCTTTCTTCCATTCCCTCGGCGTCTATCTTAACAATATCAGCGTGTTCAATCCCCTCTCTCTCAAAAAACTTGCCTAAAGACATTATCTCGGTCGGGTATTTACCTTGTGGGTCAATCTGCCATGCCCCTAAATGGGGGTCGCCTTCTTCTCTCATTCTTCCAAGAAAAGTCTCGTCAGATATTGCCAGCATATAGGTTTTTATCTTTGTCAGGTCGTTATCCTTGACCGTCTCGTTAAGACAGTCGAGAACATCTTTGGCCGGCTCAATAGCGTAAATTTGTTTGGCTCGGTCGTAAATCCAAAGAGAGAAAGCGCCAATTCCCGCCCCGATATCAACCACTACCAAGTCGTCGAAGACAAAACCATATTCGTTGCCGACGATGACCTCGCCAATGAACCTCTTTCTTTTATAAGAAATGGCGAGTGGTCTGCCCTTATTTATATTAGGAAATGTAAATAAATCTTTCATCAGCCCCGAGTAAATAAAATTATTATAGCGCTACTTTCGTATCTTCTGGCGGTATAGCCTAATTCAAGCATATATTTCACAAGTTCCTGCCAGTTTGGGAAATGAAATTCGACCTCAATCGCCTTAATCTTGTGAGCCACTTTCTTAAACCCCTCGCTTCTTAAAATCATATCTTCTGCCCCTTCAACATCAAACTTACAGAAGTCAACCTCTTTAATCTTATTCTTTTCCATAAAGGTATCGAAACGCATTGTTTCAACCTCGACGGAGTTTTTGTTGTAGTCCAAAACAAGACTATTACAGGTTCGGTTGCCAGGATTAATGTTAAGGTTCATCTTGCCGTTGGTATCAGCAAGAGCAAGGTTAAAAATCTCCACATTGTCCCACTTGTTAAACTCCTTGTTCTTTTTGAGCGCCTCAAAGTGCTCCGGAGATGGTTCAACGGCATATACCTTTTTAGCAAACTGGCGCATATAGTGGGTAACAATTCCCACATTTGCACCCACGTCAAGGATAGTCATATCTTTCTTTTGGTTAAAGATGTCAACATAAACACCCTCCAAATAAATTTCCTTGAAGATGTAGGGGATAAATAAAGAGTCAAAGGGTATTTTATTACCGTTCACGCCAACTGAAGGGTAAAAAATTCCATTAAGTTTTATTTTAGATTCGTTCATCTTAGTTTCTTTCTAATTTTAGTGGTAGAGATGCCTTTGGTGTAAGGGAAATAAACAACAACTACTCCTCGTTTCTTTAGCTTCTTCTCGTAATCCTTCCAGCTCTCAGTCCCAAACCAGTCATCGCCAACAAATAGGATATCATATTTTAGCTTTTCCCACGCCCTAAACTTATCAAGACTGTTTTGGGCAATGACACTATCAACACACCACAGGCTCTCAACAATCTCCACCCTCTCGTGAAAAGGGATAATTGGCTTTTTGCCTTTATAGCTTTTAACCAGCTTGTCGGTAGAAACGGCCACCGTCAAGCTTTCGCACCTCTCCCTACAAGCCTCCAAGAGCCTTAGATGACCAACGTGAAACAGGTCAAAAACACCACTTGTATATCCAACAATTTTATTATTCATAAGACATTACTTAATTTTTCAACATTCTTAGCGTCAGTTTGCCAATGCCAATTTAGGTTCTCCTCTCGCCAATCCGAGCCAAAGTAATGCTCTAACCACCCCTCTGGGTCATTGGGAATGTTGAAGGTATAACCCTTGTAGTCAATGGTGCCAAGATTTTCATAATGGCGCTTCGGCCAAGTCTTACAAATACCGCCCCCCATATATTCAACTCTTAGATTATCTTTAAGAAAGAATGGCGCTAATAGAGTAAAGAGTCCCTTGTCTCCCCAAAGATTTTTGGAGTCATTATTGCCAAAGTAAAGGATTGTCATAATCTTTTCTAATCCTTTTTATCATCTTCTCTGTTAAATCTTCATCTAAACAGCCAATGTTTAGCTCTTTATCAAATCTATGTCTGTTTTTAAGTTCCCCAGACCGTATAATCTGTAAAAGAGGGGAACCGTATAGAAAAGTGTTCAGCCCTATGCTTTTTAGATACTCTGTCGTATCTACATAGCATTGTTCTATCTCTGTTAGTTTTTTCATCGGTGTAAATGTATAAATGACGGTTTCTTGTTGGTTATCATTTCCTTGACCATTGCCGGCACAGCCTCTTTCTTTTCCGGACAAAATTGCTGAATGTTGGGATAGCGATTGATAATGGTGTTAAATGGTTCGTCTGACCAATGGGTGAAGCCGTCATCACCGTAATCCTTGCCAACGCCGGCTCCGACTAGTTTAACAGCGATGTTCTCGTGGTGTAGGTAGTTCTTTATCCATTCTAACGGCCGATAAAGCAGAAATGGGGTAATGCTATAACAAAAGGGTATCAAGCCTTTTAGGGCCATTCCAACGCTAATGCCGAGCATTGCCTGTTCCGCCGCGCCTACGCTAATGAAGCGGTCGGGGTAGTCTTTCTTGATAGCGTCGAACATACCCCAGCCCAAATCCGCCGTGATAACCCGAATGTCGGGGTTCTTCTTCATCTGCTGGTGTAACTCGTAGGCAAAATACCCACGAAAGCTATTGTGTCTTTTCATTGGTTAATTCTTTATATTGCTTCTCGTCTAATTTCAAGTAATGCCCTGCCAGTCCCTGTATCCAGTCCGGCAGATTAAAGAGATTGGTTCTAAAGCAAAGAGTTGGATAAAAAGTATTCAACCTTGTGTCTAAGTCATCAACGTCTACTCGACCATAAGCGGAGTAGCCATTACAGACAACAGCAATGTTGAGGTTCTCTAGCTTTTGTTTAGCGGCCACCTGTAGTGCTTCCCAGACCGCCCCCTCGGCACACTCGCCGTCACTCATCAAGACATACACCTTGTTTTTCCTATCCGCTAGTGCCATTCCGACACCGACTGTTATTCCTTGACCGAGTGAGCCGGTCGAGCAGTAAATGCCGTCTTCTAAATCACGGTTGGGGTGCGTGCCGTGCTTCTTCCACAGTTCCTCAGCGTCTTTACCCTCCCATTTCTCTAGGGCGACATAAAGGGCTAAGGCGGCGTGACCGTTGCTAAGAATGAAAGGGGCGTCTTTCTGCTTGACTTGATAGATTTTGTCGATAACATTGACGCTAGCTAGGCAAGAGCCAATGTGGGTTGCTCCATACTTGTAAGATAGCTCGATTATTCTTTTTTCTAATTTATTCACTCTTATACGCCTCCACTTGTTCAATAATGCTTTGCTCTAAAGTCTTCTTTGGTAACCAACCGTAGCTCCTTGCCCTAAAGTTAGATGACACCCAATTATCCGTATCATATAGCCTTAGCTGGCCGACAGTATTGATGTTAGCCTTCTTTCCCGTCACCCTCTCCACTATCTCTAGCACTTGCCGGTTAGTGTGTTTCTTGCCGGAGCCGAGTTCGAATATTCCTCTGGCGTGATGAGAAGAAAGATTGACTATTCCTGCCACTACATCTTCAACGTCAAGAAAATCGTGGACGGGGTGGGGAACGAAATTAACTTGTTCTCCCTCGAAACAGCTTCTGATAAGGGTGGGGATTAAATGCTCTTTTTGTTCGCCAACGCCGGTAATAGAATAGGGGCGGATAATACAAAAAGGCTTGTGATATTTCTCAGCGAAGGATAACAATATCTCCTCTGAGGCTTTCTTGGTGCGGGAATACATTGTTTGTTTGGGGAGCTTGACAGAAGAGGTGCTTATATAGACGAAGGAGTTAAAGGGCTTGCCGTCCACTTGTAAAACTATCTTGATTAAGTCTGAGACATTGGCTTGAATAATCTTCTTGTCGTCCTTGTGGGAATACATGTTGCCATAGGCGGAAAGAAAGAAAAAGTTATCAAATGGTTTTAGCTTGATTGTCTTAATCTTCGCGTGAGGGATAGGGGTAACTTCCCTGCCTTCGAGGGCTTTAAGTAAGTGTGTCCCTAAAAATCCATGGGCGCCAGTGACGTAATCCATAAATAAGCCTAAATTAACTAACTGAATTTATTATAACACTATTGTCTACTTTTGGTCAATCATCCTGCTCATCTTATTACTTAACGTAATCAAAAACCCTGCTGTTTGAAGATTTTGCTGTCTAGGTTCGTTGACAATTTGGATTAGAGTTTTTAGTTCCTCCTTGGTCAATTCTACCTTTTTTATTTCTTTTTTCAATTTACTTCACCCCCCCATCAATCGATAATTCTGCCTTAATTTTAGCAATTTCAACTCCTAAGCTTCCAAGTTTATTGCTCAGTTTTTCTACTTCATCAACAAGATATTGGATTACCCTGTTGTTTACAGAAACAGAAGCAGATAGGTTTCGTCCCAAAGAACCATTTTTTTCTGATTTTATTATTGGATCGAGTTTGTCATGATCCAGTTTCCCCTTTCCCTTAGTCTGCATTGATTTTACCGCAGTTAACGCTTTTTCAATATCGCCCTCGTAAGGTGAGCGATCAGTAATTCCCAACACAGAACACCACTCATCAACATATAAATCGCCTTTGATATTCACATTCCAGCCCTCCGAAACACCACTCCCAATATCAACTGTTTTATCGCTTTTAAGATAAAGCAAAGTAGAAGCGGCACCACTTGTATCATAAATCGCAAACCTCATTGCCCCTGGAACAACACCATTACTTATCGATCCAGACACATCAACTGCAAAATAGCCTGCATTGGTATATTGCGTACCGTCGTAACCCTGAAAGTAAAATGTCCCAAGATGATCATTGTTACTAACGACTGAAGGAGAACTAATTGAACCACGAGCCTTTTTGAACCGCAAAAGGGGTTCAAACTGATTATCACCAGCATACTCTGCATGAAGCATTTCCTTATCTCCCCCACTTTTAACAAGATGAAGTACTGCTCCTGGTCCCGTCGTCCCTATCCCCACCCTCCCCGTACTCCCATCAATAAACAAAGGCGTCTTGGTTACTCCACCATCATTAACATTAAAGTAAATGTCTTTGTCTTGGGTGACATTGGCAATATAGAGGTTGTCAGAAGAAGAATATATTTCTCCATCAGAACCAGTTCCTAAAAGAAGTTTAATACCATCATTGAGTTGAAGATTACCTGTCATGGTATCACCCGCTACCTCTACATAATCAGTATTCAATGCCCCATCTGGAATACCAGTAAAGTTAGCACCATTGAAAGTAGGAGAAGCCCCGCTAACAACTGACTGGTCAATAAATGAATGGTCTGAGCCATCTGAGGTGCGATGGGTTGTATTGAGAGGCACAGCTGTCCCTATGTCTATCCCATCGATTGTTATCCCAGCATCAACCGCAAGATTACCTGTGAGATTGCGTGAGCCATCTGCTAGAAGGTATTGCGGATGGTCGTCATCATCTAATCCTCCCAACGCCCCGTGGTCTGATACCGAAGTTCCTACAAAAAAAGTGTCTGTAACCATTTGAATGACGGCAAATGAACCACCCGACTGAGGAGCAATAATCTTGCCGATTAAACAACCAAAATCTGTTAGCTGGTCAGGTCTTGATGGTTCGCCTTGAAGTTCAGCCTCCGCCAACTTGTAGCTTCCCCTGCCATAAACCACATAAACATGGTTATCGTCAATATGCTTATAAACCCAATGACAACCATATTTGCTAACCCCCACATTCCCTAAGGTTCCATCTCCATCGTCATAGTGAGCATAATCAATCGTGTTTCTTGGTGCCCCCTCTGTCCAGCCACCGCTACCGTCTCGATAAATTGGAGTAAATTGAGTCGTTGCACTATCATAAGAATCCAAAATAACCCTATTAATACCCACATAGGCAATACCCGCTGACATTGTAAAATTGTTTGTTCCCGAATAAGCAATTGTTGAACCGCTTGTTAGTTCTTTTGCCCTTAAAGTGCCCGCTCTCTGGTGAAGTTTCATCACTCCGTCTTGAAGATTAAATCCACCACTAATAAAGTGAACATTATCACTACCGTCTTTTCTTACCTTGCCTATGGGTATTTGGGTTTTGTCAGGCGATGATGTTCTGCCATAGGGATTGGTTGTTGAAAGAACTATCTGGGGAGTGCCACCATTGTAATCTAGGCAGACAAAATAGGTTGTATCAGCAGTTGTTATGGGTTGGTTATCTTGTTCCCCTAGGGTTACATAAACCAATGAACCAGTAGAACTATTCGTTGACCGTAAATAGGCTGTCAATGCTGCCACCTTAAAAGTTCCGGCATTAGTTCCTTCACTAATCTCTCCGCCAGTCATTATTCCAGGACTATCAGCATAGGTTGTTTCCTTGCCCGCTTCTTGTAAGACAGCCTCTACATCCGTGCCGACAAAGTAAGAACCAGCGTCAGCAATGGGTAAATCAACAGCACTAACTTGATTTGCTCCTGTTCCCCAATCAATGTGGGTGTCTTTGATAACATCAGCAGCATCTTGTAAGAAACCCGTATGCCCAGCGGAAGCATAATCAAGATTACTAAGAAGCGAATGGTCAGAAACACCACCAGCATTATCATCAACATATTTTTTGGTGGCAGCGTGTAAGTCGGCGGTAGGAGCACCAGAAAGAGTCAGCAAGCCCGTCATAGTCCCGCCAGAGAGCTTAAGATAGCGGGTGTCTAAATCCTTCGTGTGAGAGTGTAGTAAGGGCTTTCCTAATAGTTTGTCGAATGTTACAGCCATATCATGAATAACTAAGAGTTGTTAAGTCAGTGGCGGTATTATTAAAGTCGGCATCGCCATCGGCCCAAGTAATCACTGTCCCAGTTGTTTCATCTATCTTCTTACATTGCCACTTAGCATCCCCCTGAGCCGTTCCGGGGGCAGCTATTCCAACATAAGTAACATCTCCTACCACGGTTATCTTAACCGCTAGAGCATCGGCCGCCATTCTCTGAAGTGATTTCCCATCATAACCCAATCCCTCCGTAACCAGCACCTTAAAAGTCGTGTCTTGGCTCTTGTTCAAGATATTCTGCTCTGTCTGTGTAATTTGGTCTTTCTTATCGGTGGCCATATTTATAATTATTATAATCAATATTCATTGTCTTATTCAAGAACTCGGCATAGGCGGCCATCTTCTCTATCCTCATTGTCGTTCTCTCCGTCTTATCTGCCCCACACATCTTCTCTATCTTTTTTAACGCTCTCTTGACTGCCTCGACCGAATTATCTATCTTGCCATACTTAATCTGATTGGCTAAATAACCGTCTATCGTTTTTATCTCTCCCTCAAATCCGCCCATCTTATCTTGCCAGCTATCGCCTAACTTAAAGTGGTCAACAAGATAGGGACGGCCATTGACTTTCTCATAATCAAGAAAGGGGGGTTCAACAGTTGTCTTGCCGTCGGTCTTGGGATTAGCAGGGCTAGTCGTTTTCTCTCTCGGTCTCGCGTCTGACACTGATGGTTGTTCTCTAAATACTGTCTCAGCCATTGCGGTATTTGCTATATTTATCAACGTCGTAATGAATCTCCTTTATCCTGTCTTTGTCTCCCCTGCGGTGAGCCTTAATCAGCTCCTGCCTCATCGACCGTATCTCTTTTGATTCATTAAGAATCTTATGGGCGGTCTTTTCTATTCTCCTCCGTCCATCTCTGTCGGCGTATTTGTATTCTTTGCTAAGACGGTCTAAATCATCTCGTCTTGTTGTTCTATCTCTCATATCAGTTTATTAATGGCGATGTGGTGCTTCGACGGTTTATTTGTTTCCCCGTCAATTTCCACTCAAGCTGTCGCCACAGCATTTTAGGGTTAATTCCCTATGCTATCAGGAAGCAGCACACTTCGCTACTAAAGCCCATTCGGAATTTAATAGTTTAGCCGCATAAGAGCCTGCCCAAGAAATCTTGGTAAGTCTTGCCGCTGGGTTCCCGCTGTCAATTTGGTTCGCTAAGACATAGAGTTTGGGTTTATCGCCCTCCAAGTCAAAGGCTCCAAAGGCATCTTGGCCGTGAATGTATGAGTAATACATTACAACGTCGCAAGCTGCGCTTGCTGGGTCTCCAGTCGCTGACGCAACATCCTTATTCAAAAGCCAGCGAACTTGATACAGTTCACCCATTTCGCCTTTGTAAAGGTCCTTAACATCAGAATAAGACTTGGCCGTAATCCAGGTGCTATCCCCAATCAAGTCATACTTGTTTTGAGGCGTAGTCTTACCCAGGAAGAAGCCATCGGGATAAGGTCGTGCCTTATTGATTTCCAATGTCTTCGTAAAGCCACGAATTGCGCTTGCGTCCAACTTATCGGTCGAAGCAATAGTGCTTGATGTCGCACTGTTCGGATAAGCCTGGGTCGCATTAGCAAGTTCGTTTCTTACTAAACGGTTAAGAGTCTCACCCATGTTCTGTCCGACTAAAGCCACTTTCTCCGCCATATTCTTGTCAATAGAAACTAAAGACAAAAGTTTGGAGGTGTTAACAGTCAAACCATACTCAGAAAGAGTAACGGCCACTGTGCAAGCAGTAATCGCACAAATTGTTGGGTTCGAAGATTCAGTCAATGGGTCGGTGATTATCGTCAACGGTGTATACCGTGTGAAGTTAATCGTTCGGCCTGAATTGTCCGAATGACTTCTCTTTTGCGCTCCTTCTTTCAAAACTAATTCATACTCTGCCCTCGCAAGAAAGACTTTCTCATAGTAAGTCATCACTTCCTGACTTAGGGTAGTTGTGATATTATTTTGTGCCATATTTATTCACTCTCCTTTTCCAGCTAGTCGCTGATCTGCTAAGTTCGTGCTGAATGTTCTATTGAACCATTCCGAGCTTCTTCTCCATCTCTTTTATAGACAGCTCCTCGAATTTCTTCTCGCCTGACGCCACACTAGTTGGTCTAGTTGCGGTCTCCGATACTTGCTTAGCGATGTTCTCGGTAACCTTGCCAACTTGCTTAGTTACCGCCCTGTTATAGGGCTTCATCAGTTTGGCGACAAACTTGCTTACTGACGCTTTATACGGATCGGCTCTTACATGTGCCTCTACCGCAGCGGTAACTGAATCAGAAAGTTCTCGATCGTACTCCTTGCTCTTAGGGTCAAGCTGAGGGTATTCTTTAATCGCGTCATTGGCTTCGTTATTGATTCGGTTGACAGCGTTCTGTTGTTTTATCCTGATCTGAACAAGACTGTCTGCTGCTCGCATAACATCTTGCTTATATTGATCCGGACTAACTTCAGACCCTGGTTCAACCTGTGGCTGATATTGTGTCCTCTCGGTTTCACCCGAGGAACTTGTCAGCTCCTCAATCTTTTCTGCTAACGACTTCGATTTAAGCTCTGCCTCTTTCGCTCTTGCCTCGGCCTCTTTGGCTTTGGTGTTGAGTTCTTGAACTCTTTGGCTGTAGCCTTTCTTCGAACTTTCTTCTGTTTCGGTTGTTTCCTCTTTCGTTTCTACCTCCCCCGTCGGTTTGGTTTCCGCGACCGATTCTTCAACTTCCTCAGTGGTTTCTTGTTTTGTCACCGGCGTAGTGTCAAGGGCTTTATCCTCGCCCATTTCGTTTAACGCCTTTGTTTGATTTACATCATTGTTTTGATGAGTCATTTCCTACTCACCTCCTTTTACACACCTGTTTGGTAATGTGAGAATACCCGGGCTGTAAAACGCCCATAGAGGGGTTTGTGGTTAAAACCCCTGTATGGATTTTCTACTCTTTAATATCGGCTGGCCTTCTTTGTCTAAGCCTGTCATTATCATATCCGGTCCGATGTAAACCGCGTGTTGTAAATCACAGCTTTTACACACTAAATAAAATCCTTGCTGTCTCCACTTGTGATTCCCCTTCGGAATGAAGACAAAGCTTGGCTTATTAAAGTCTAAGACTTCCTCATTATTTTCCTGATTTTCCTTTTGGTTCTGCTTCACATATTTCTTTGGCATCGGCAACCTTATCTTTTATTCGTTTAATTACTCCTTTGGCTAAATTGACAACCACGGTATTTCTCCCGATTTCCTCAAACGTTGCCCCGTCAGCTATTGCTAGACCGCTAACATTGTCAAGATCTTCAACGAGACGGTCAATGTATTCGCTTAATATTTTCCACCCCATTGTTTCTGATAGAGCCATCAACGCTCTTTCCTCTTCGGTCGTGCCTTTCTTCTTGGCCTCCTCGTCTTTAATGACATTCGGTAAAGATGAAAAATAATTGTCTGGTCTAACCGCTTGGTTATCTCTAGGCATTCGGTATCCCTCCTGTTTGCTCGGGCTGAGGCGGCACTTGGTTCATGTTCATATTTGCCCCACCGGCCGGCTGTTGCATTTGTTCCACTGCCATCGCTAGTCTCTCGGCGTCAGCTTGTAAGACAGCACTAGCCTTTTCCTCCTCTGTCTTTTCCTCTAAAATCTTATCCCAATCTTGAACGCCGGAATTGGATATTACTCTCTTGAACAACTCGCCCATCTTTATTGTGTATCCCTCTTGGTCAATCATCTGTATCAGCTCCGGACTCTTTAACAGAAGCTGTAAAAGCATTACCATATTCTGTTGTTGCGATTGTTGGTCAACAGCGTAGGTTGAGCCGGGGATTATCTCGTAGTCATAAAGCGCTGAGCCGGTCTTCTTCTTGTCAATGGTTATCTTGCCTGTTTCTTCGTCATAATTCTCCTTTAAGTCAGGGTTGGTTCTGCTTAGTTTTTCAAAGTCATCACCAAACAAGCGGAAAGTAATCGGCCCCATTTGCTTTTTAGAAACAAGATTGACCATTTTGGTCATTACTGTCTTCAAAAATTGGTCCATGTAGAAGCGGTCGGCGTTATCTCTTGTGTTTTCTCTCCTTCCCTGCATCTTCAAAGCCTCCGGCGTCTTGCCAAAGCCGGCTTCTGTCTGAGCCGTGACGGTTGTATCGCTTGTGCCAAACATATTCAGGAGAGCGGCATTAGCGACCTGGTAGGTGTTGTTGAAGGTAGCAATACCCTTGGGACTGAGGTTAACCGCTTGGGCAACGTTATTAACTTGCCCTCTTGCTAACCACTTCTCGGCCGCTCCATACTTGAAAGAACTGGCGGCAGCAACATTGTCTTTGTTAATAATGACGGGAGGGAAGATAGACATTTTAATAGCGTCAAAGTAAAGATTCCAGACAGAGTTAATCGCCATTTGCATTGACTTGCCTCTTTCAAAGTCTCCCATACCCATAAAGTCATCAAGCAAAGGAATAGAGTATTTACAAGCGACTGGTAATTCTCCGTTCTCGTGCGGGTTCTTGATATCCCGATACTCCATATCAGCATCAACGCAGAAATCAACCCAACGGTCTTTCTCATACTGCGTCAACACCTCGTAAAACCCTGCTTCCTTGGCCGCAGCCGCTGAGGGGTATTGCTCCCTTTCTCTCTCCGACTTGCTGGTGCTTTCCGAGCGGTTTTGTTTAGAGCCGGCAATATCTTTAAGTTTGGTAACAATCTTGCCAACATTCTTGAAGCCCTTTTGCTTAGATAAGCCTTCAAAGTAAGAGAGTGGTTTCCAGGTGCGGACGATAATATAGTCGCTGTCTTCGATTGATACTGCCCCGACCTGAGGGAAAACATCACGAATGTTCAAGAGCCACATATCGGGGCCAACATAGCCGTTCTTCTTAATATCCCAATCA